CTGTGTATGAAAATCGAATCAAAATCAATGTTAGCAAAGTTACTTGCAACTGAAAACATATCAGTTGAAGTAAACTCATCATTGTCAACAGCCGCTTTTAACCCAACAACCCGTGTAATGTATCTTCCTCAATGGAAAGAAATGGCTACTGCCACTCAAGACTTGCTTATCGGTCATGAAGTCGGTCATGCTTTTGAAACTCCAGCAGAAGGATGGCATGATGCTATATGTGACGACAAATCCCTCAAAGGGTTCCTCAACGTAATTGAGGACGCTCGTATTGAGCGTAAGGTAAAAACACGTTACCCTGGTTTGGTTCGTAGTTTTTACGCAGGCTATCGTGACCTTTGGGAACGTGATTTTTTCGGTGTCAAAAATATTGATGTCAATACTCTTCCTTTGATTGACCGCATTAACCTACACTTTAAAGTAGGGTCATATGTAAATGCAAAGTTTACTCCTGAAGAACAGGTATTCGTAAACCGCTGTGCCAAAACTGAAACATGGGAACAAGTAGTAGAACTTGCCCGTGAATTACATGGTAAAGCAAAGGATGATGCTGAAGAAAACATTGAACAATTGATGCAACCGTTTGTCTATGAAAATGACAATACTCCTGATGATGAGGAAAATGACGATTCAGAATCTAATATGGAAATGGAGGGTAACACCCCCGATTCTGATGAAGACTCTGATTCTGATGAAGACTCTGATTCAGGTGATAGTTCGGATGATTCGGACTCTGATGATGATTCTGATTCGGACTCTGATAATGATTCCGATTCGGACTCTGATGATGATTCGGATGATGATTCTGAGGTACCTTCTGCAATTCAGGATTTTGTAGATAACGGCGGTGCTGTTTCAATTACTGATGCTGCTTTCCGTGAGAATGAATCTAGTTTGGTGGATGATTCAGTAAACAAAGAAACTGTTTATATTAACATTCCTAAAGTTGATCTTTCACAATTTATTATTTCCCCAAAAGATATTTACGATTGGGATAATGTTAAAATTGATCACGGTTTTATACAGCCTAAAGTGTATGCTCAAACATTGTATTCATCTTTTGTTACAAAAAATAGTAAAACCATTAATCAAATGGTTGCAGCATTTGAGATGAAGCGTAAAGCATCACTTTTCATTAAAGCGCGAACCGCTAAAACAGGTGATTTGAATGAGGATCGTCTGTGGGCATATAAAATTTCTGATTCATTGTTTAAGCAAGTAACTAGTATCCCTGAAGGTAAAAGTCACGGATTCATTATGTACCTGGATATGTCAGGCTCAATGTCTCCAAACATGGCGGATACTATAGATCAATTAATTAATTTGACAATGTTTGCTCGTAAAATAAATGTTCCTTTTGAAGTGTATGGGTTTAATTCGTATGATACATCATACTCATATTCACCTACACACACTCCAGTGGTTAATGAATATGAATTATTGGATATTAAACTTGTAAATCTTCTATCTTCAAGTTTTACTAAAACTCAGATTGAAGAGGCATACAAATTCCTGTTGTTGTATAAGCAATCATTTTTAGCAAGGAACAGCAGATCAATACCTGATATTTCGTTGGGTAACAAATATTTTAGATTAGGAAGTTCAACGCCTCTTAATAAAACATTGGTATTGGCTATTGAAGTTGCTAAATCTTTCCGTGAAAAGACAAAGGTTGAAATTCTTAATACTATTATTTTAACTGATGGTGATGCTACTGATGATGGTGAGTACTGGAGTTTTCGTGATGATTCTGCACACAAAGGATTTGTAAAAACACGACCTTCTTACTATAAGAACAAATACTATTTTAAATATGATTCAGCATCATATCCTGTTTTAGGTGAGGTGGATGACAGGTATGTTAAACTAACAATTAGTTTGCTTGAAATGTATAAAAGTGTAACTAATTCTAATGTGATTAATTTTCACATAGCTGGTAAATTAAACAAAAGAAGCAGTTATAATAGTCACCATGCTTCTAAAGTAGGCAATAAAGAATTTTCATGGATTGAATGGGACAAAAATTGGAATAAGCAACAAGCTTCTGGGGTAGTTGAAATTAAGGACGCACTGGGTTTCAACACTCGGTATATATTGTCTGGTGACACCTTGAATATTAAAGACCAAGAATTGACAGTAAAGTCTGATTCAAAAGGTGATTTGTTGCGAGGTTTCCGTAAGTTTGCGAGTTCTAAGTCCCAGCAACGCATACTTATACAGAAATTCATACCACAAGTTGCTTAACTGTAGTATGACACACAAAAAATCTCAGATATTGAGTAGGGGATGTAAGTGCTTGATTCTTCGTTAAAAAACTGTATATGAATCAAGCACTTATTTCACTCGTAACCCATTGATTTACATAGTAAAAGAAATTTAAAATAATGCTTGACTTTCCGTATTTGTTGTGCTATTATATACGTATAGAATGAAAAATTAATCATTGTCTTGTGAGGAGACTTATATTATGAACAATACGATCTTTGTAGAAAACCTTCGTCAATTAGTTGACGGTAATAACTGTGTTCGCCGTAAGGATATTGTTAAAGAAGCAACTGCTGTTGGTTTGGTTATTCAACAGAATAAACTTGAGGCTTATAAAGTTGATAAAGGACTTTATGATTTGACCGAAATGTTTGCAGGTACCGCTGCGAGTTTTACTCGTCCTGAGCGAGGAACTTCGCCTTCAGTTCGACCCACTAAACTTGAGGTTGTTAATACAACACAAGCTCCAGTTTCAGTTCCATCTGCTAAAGTTGTAACAATGGCTAAACTGATTATGGATATTCAGAATTTGGTTCCTTCGAAGGATGATACTTATGTGCCTTTCGGTTTTCATAAGGATCTTAAAACCATTTTGAATACAGGTATTTTTTATCCTGCGTTTATCTCAGGACTTTCTGGTAACGGTAAAACCACAATGATTGAGCAAGTTTGTGCCCAGCTCAAGCGTGAGGCTATCCGTGTTAATATTAGTATTGAAACCGATGAGGATGATTTGATCGGTGGCAATACACTAGTTGATGGTAACGTAGTCTATAGAGAAGGACCGGTCCTCACCGCCATGAAACGTGGCGCGGTCCTAATCCTTGATGAAGTAGATCGTGGCTCTAACAAGTTGATGTGTCTCCAGGCCATACTTGAGGGCAAACCCTACTTCAATAAGAAGACTGGCGAAACCACTACTCCTGCCCGCGGGTTTACTATCATAGCCACTGCTAATACAAAGGGCCGTGGATCAGACGATGGTAAATTCATCAGCGCACAGTTGTTGGACGAAGCGTTCCTGGAGCGTTTTGCAATTACCGTGGAGCAGGAGTATCCTACAATGGCAGTTGAGAAGCGTATTGTTCTCAACAAGATGGAACGCGCCGGGTGCGTTGATGATGACTTTGCCACTCATCTTGTTACATGGTCAGACGTTATACGTAAAACCTATTTTGAAGGTGGTATAGACGAGCTGGTCAGCACCCGGCGCTTGGAACATATTGTCAATGCCTTTGCAGTCTTTAAGGACAAGATGAAGGCTATCACTTTGTGTACTAATCGTTTTGATCCTGATACTAAACAGGCGTTTGTTGATTTATATACAAAGGTTGATCCTTTAAATCCGCAAGAGCCTGAAGAATCTACTACTGATATGTACAGTGAGGTTCCATTTTAATTATGAATTATAAATTTAATGAAGATATTTTGGTAGAAGAATTTATGGATTACATAGATTCTACCTATGCAGGACACTACGGCCAAGGCGGACTACAATCCGCTGAGGTCATTGTTGATAGAGGACATGGACTCGGATTCTTTCTGGGTAATGTTGATAAGTACAATGCTCGGTATGGTAAGAAAGGTGAACCCGAAGATCACCGTAAAGATTTGTTCAAAGTAATTCATTATGCCTTTTTAGCATTAAATGAGCATGATAGGATACATAGTTTTGATAAATAACTGTCAATACATATTGACAAATTAGTTTGTGTATGTTATAGTATACACATATTATTTTATTCATGGAGTTTTATTATGAAGTTGAGTACAAACACTGTAGAAGTTTTGAAGAATTTCGCATCTATTAATCCTAACATTCTTATTCGCGCTGGTGATTCTATATCTACCATTAGTGCGGGTAAGAATATTTTTGCTAAAGCTAAAATTCAAGAAACCTTTGATCGTGAATTTGCAATTTACGATTTGAATAGTTTCTTAGCTACTCTTAGCTTGGCA